ATCGGTTTGGGCATTAGCATTCTCTCAGCCATTGGCTTGGTGATATACATCTTCTACTGGCTTAGTAAACAGTAGGTCACTTATGTGGTTATTATTTGCAATCCTAATTCAGTCTGATGGCTACGCTGTCTATCCACAGGGGCCATTCATGACAATGGATGAGTGCTTTGAAGCCCGTGAATACTTTATGGCAACAGCACCACAGCCTAAGATCAACTACGAAGCAGTGTGTATACAAACGGACGTAACAGGAAATGCCTCATGATTGGGTTAGTCACAGCTATCACGAACTTGGCAGGTACATGGGTCAGTGCCAAGGCGGAATCAACCAAAGCCACAGCAGAGGCCAAAGCCACAGCGTTGAAAACAGCGGCGCAGTCTACAGCGGACTGGGAGCGCATCATGGCAGAGGCTTCAAAGAATTCGTGGAAGGACGAGTGGCTCACGGCAGTGTTCAGCATACCGTTGATACTTGTGTTTATACCAGAGATGGTTCCACATATACAAGCAGGGTTCACAGCTTTGAGTACCTTGCCTGATTGGTATCACGAAATTTTAATGGTAATTGTCCTTGCGAGCTTTGGTGTCAAAGCAGGTAAGGGAATGATGGAAATGATAGGAAGGAAGTAATATGCCTAAATATAGAAACCCTGCCGAAGTCTATGACGAAGGTAAACTACTTGGTGGTATGACAGACTTACCAAAGCCTGATAAGCCCAAGGTAAAGAAGCCCCATGCGGATTGTAAAACACCTGAAGTGTGTGTCGCACAGAACCGTTGTCGTAAGACTGGTAGAGCGTTGGTTAATGGCAAGGTATCTAAGTAATGCCATACAGCAAGTATAGCCCGAAGCAGAAGAAACTCGCCAGGGTAGCTCCTCCACGAAACAAGATTACAGCGGCTGATCTTAAGAAGGTAACACGTGGCAGCAAAAAGAAAAAAAGCTAATGATGCTTGTGCTAAGAAGGTCAAGGCTCGTTACAAAGTCTGGCGTTCAGCATACGCTAGTGGTGCTGTAGCTACGTGCCGGAAGGTTGGGACAAAGAACTGGGGAAACAAGAGTGGCCGTAAGAAAAGGTAAAGCCGGGGCATCACTCAAGAAGTGGTTTAGCCAAAACAACGGTAAGGGTTGGGTGGACTGCAAGACAGGGAAGCCTTGTGGACGCTCAGGATCTAAAGACAAGCGTAAAAGTTATCCTGCTTGTAGACCTACTAAGGCCGCTTGTAAAGCCGACGGTGCTAAGACAGCAATGGCTAAGAAGAAGTCATCTAAACGGGTCAACTGGAAAAAGAAGGCAAAAGCATAATGGCTACTAAACGTGTAACAAAGAAGTCAATGCCGTGCAACAAGCCCAAGCGCACCCCAAGCCATCCTAAGAAGTCTCATGTAGTTAAGGCTTGTGCTAACGGAAAAGAAAAAGTTATTCGTTTTGGTGAGCAAGGGGCTAAGACCGCAGGAAAGCCTAAGAAAGGCGAAAGTGCAAAGATGAAAGCTAAACGCAAGTCCTTTAAAGCTAGGCACGGTAAGAACATTGCCACATGTAAAATGTCTGCAGCATACTGTACAAATAAAGTCAAGTGTTAGTCTTGACATTTAATATATTTTATGGTATAATATACGAAATAGTACATAGGTAATCTGATGACATACTTAGAAATTGTAAACAACGTATTAAAACGTCTTCGAGAACGTACTGTTTCTACTGTAAACGAGAACACGTACTCAGAACTGATTGGTGTTCTTGTAAATGATGCCAAAGAAGAAGTGGAAAACGCCTGGAACTGGTCTGCGTTGCGTACAACATTGACTGTTACAACAGTGGCTAGTACGTTTAATTATGAACTGAATGGAACTCAATCAAACTTTAGAGTATTAGATGTCGTTAATGATACAAGTAATTTTTTTATGGATTATAGGTCATCTAACGATTTTAATAGGTTCTTTTTAACATCAACTCCTGCCTCGGGCATACCTCGTTATTATAGCTTTAATGGTACATCAAGTGATGGAGATACGCTTGTGGATATTTATCCTATTCCTGATGCTGTGTATTCATTACGATTTAATGTCATTGATCCACAAGCAGAACTCACAACTGAATCTGACGTATTGTTAGTTCCATCAAAACCAGTACAAATGCTTGCGTATGCTAAAGCAATTGAAGAACGTGGTGAAGACGGTGGAGCGTCATCAAGCTCTGCGTACGCTACTGCACAACGTGTACTGAATGACGCTATTGCATTTGAGTCAGCTAAACATCCTGACGAAGCAATCTGGAACGTCTAATGGCAGGTCAATTACAAGCTACGTCGATTGTCGCACCAGGTTTTTACGGGTTAAACACCCAAGAGTCTGGTGTTACTCTTGACAATGGATTTGCTCAGATTGCTGAAAACTGTGTCATTGATAATTTTGGTAGACTGGGTGCTCGTAAAGGTTGGCAATTCCTTGCTGAACAAGCAGATGTTAATCTTAAAGGTATCCATCGGTTTATTGATATTGATGGTACAGAATACTTTGGCGTGTGGTCAGATGATTCATTTTACATCTACTCTGGCGGTGCACTAACAGAAGTAACATACAACGGTACACAAGCATTTGCTACAGGTAACTGGCAAGCTGTCACATTAAACGACTCAGCTTATTTATTCCAGAAAGGTTATACACCGTTATACTTTGATGTCTCTGCTCAAGAACTCAAAGACATCACAGATCATCCACAATCATCTGGCGTACCACCTGAAGGTAACACAGCATTATCTGCGTATGGCCGCTTGTGGGTAGCTGACACTAATACAAATACAACAACACTATACTGGTCAGACCTGTTAGATGGCCCAGACTGGAACTCAGGAACATCAGGGTCATTAGACATCTCTGGTATTCTTGTATATGGTAATGATGACATTGTAGGCTTAGGTGCACATAACGGTTATTTGATTGTCTTTTGTAAACGTAACATTATTATCTTTGGAGATACAGACAATAACCAACAATATCTTGACCCGGCTAATCTACAACTGGTTGAAGTAATTAACGGTGTCGGATGTATTGCTAGAGACAGTATACAAAACACAGGCACTGATATTCTTTTCTTGTCAACCTCTGGCCTTAGATCATTAGGCCGTACTATTCAAGAGAAGTCTCAGCCAATGCGAGATTTGTCAAAGAATGTCAGAGATGATTTAGTACGTTTAACTCAAAGTGTTGATGCTACAACCATTAAGTCTTGTTACTCTGAAAACAATGCATTTTACTTGTTAGCTTTTACTTCACGCAATCTTGTGTATTGTTTTGATATGCGCACTGCTTTGCAAGATCAGTCAGCCCGTGTCACCACATGGACTACCAGTGACTTTTCATCATGGATTGCTTTTGGTGGCGAAGTGTACATGACGCACACTGACGGTCTAGCCCGATACTACGGCTATCAAGATAATGGTAGCACGTATACAATGAAATATTTTACCCCTTATTCTGATCTTGGTTCTTCATCAACTACAAAAATCCTTAAACGGTTTGGTGTTACTGTTATTGGAACTGAAGGTCAAGACTTTCAAATTAAAGCGGCGTATGACTACAACGATGTGTACACAACATTTGATTTAAACTTAGTTGAGTCAAACAAGTCTGAGTATGATGAGCATCCATCACTAACTGGGTCTACAAGTAGTACCATTGCAGGTGCTCAAAGTGCTACCACAGTTACATTAGAAGGTACACCAACAGTACATTATAACTTGGACTTTTCTGCTACAGAAACTGGTGATTACACAGAAGCATTTACCGTGTACTTAGATGCGGACACTTATTACTACTTTGAACAAGATGTTGGTGAGACTCGCACTACAACAACAATATATATTAAACCATATCTTGTTGGTGGAGTAAGTACATCAGGCCGTACTTCAGTTGAAGAATACACAGTGGCGGCATATACCAGTGACATTGTAGATAACATTCGCTTATCTGGTAGTGGCTCTGGTGTTGTTATCCAGTTTGGATTTGAGGTTGATCTTAATGGTGGGCAAGTCTCACTTCAAAAAATCGATATGTATGTAAAACAAGGTAGGATTCTCTGATGAGTAGCTATACTAAATCCACAGACTTTGCGGCTAAAGATGCTCTGACAACAGGGTCTCCGCTAAAGATTGTTAAAGGCACAGAACTTGACGATGAGTTCAATGCAATTCAAACTGCAGTTAACTCTAAAGCAGAACTAGCGGGATCATCGGCTCAGAACTTTTCAGCTAACACACTAACGGTAACTAACAGTTTGTCTGTTGATAGCTACACTGTAACTGGTTACGGTAATGTGATTGCTTGGGGGCGCATGGATGGTACTGACGGCAGTCTTGTCGATGGTTATGGGTGGACAGGCGAGCGTACAGCAACTGGTACGTACACAATCACTCTAGATTCTCCACAACCAAATGCAAACTATGCCGCTACAGCAAGCAGTGAAACCAAC